CGATCAAGCTGGGCAAGCCCGTCATCCACATGACCCCCGACACTATCCCCGAGGGCCTGAAGTGATGCAGACCCTGGACGAGCTGCGGGACCTGGTGCGGAGCTGGGATGGGAACTACCTCGCGCGAACCAATTTCACCAACGGCTGTTTCGACCTGCTGCACGTGGGGCACCTTCCTGTGCTCCGGGCCGGGTGCGAATGGGATGGGCGGATGGCCCGGGCGCGGCTGGTGGTCGCGATCGACAGCGACCGGCGGTGTGCGTTCCTGAAGGGGTACGACCGTCCGATTATCCCGGCGGCCGAGCGGGCCGAGCTGCTGCTGTCGACTCGGTTCGTCTCGGCCGTCGTGCAGTTCGACTCGACCGAACAATTGCGGGAGATCCTGACGGTGGTCCGGCCCCATTTCGTGGTGCGGGGCCTCGGGGGGAAGCCTCCGCCCCAACCAGCTCCGTTCGGCGCGGAACTCGCCCGCCAGGTGCTCTGGGTCGAGACGCCGGACGTGCACACGAGCACGATTGTCGAGCGGATTCGGGCCTCGGGCGACCAGTAACAGCCCCCTCGGAAAAAAATCCAAAAATTCCCCCTTGCAATTCACCCGCAAGCGGGTAAGATGCCGATATGAGTTATGTGACTCAGTTTTCACCACCCGCCAACCCCCTGCCCGAGAGTGATGACGATGACGAATGAACAAGCTACCTCTGAACTGAACGCGGCCGGCGCTAAGCTGGAACGACGGGAAGACCGCAGCGGAAAAACGCTGGCTGGCTGGTGGCTCGATGGGGTGTTTCTTGGAAAAGATGCACGCACTGCCGCAGAAGGGGTAAGAGGGTAAGACGGAAGTTGCCAACCCCCCGGCATCCCCGGGGGTTCCCCCTGACGATGGAGACGACGAGAGATGAGCCGCATTCGCCTCAGTAACGCGATCGCCCGCCGATATTTTCTGCACGCCGCCGACATGAATGAAGATGGTTCGCGGTCCTGCTTTTTCGCTCAGCTTCCCCTGGACGACGACGGCTGGGGATTTTGGGTTGAGCCGGATGGAACCATCGAGGCGGACACCGCACCCTGCAACGGCAATTTGCCGAGCCGGCGAATCGTCGACGCCTGCAAACGGGCAGCAGTGAAATTTCTTGCGACCTGCTAACCCACCCCCGCCCCTCGCACTCGCGGCGGGCTGACTCTTACATGAAACGCCAATGGCCGTTCAAACCAGTCGGTACTGCAAAGCCTGTCGCCGCGCAACGCTACATCAGAAATACCAATGGGTCAGTGATGGAATGGGCTGCCTCGTGACAATTGTGTCCGGTGGGCTGTTTCTGTTGCTGTGGTTTCCGTGCATCGTCTGGCAGGTGCTGTTTCCCAACTGGCGATGCCAGACCTGCGGACGAAGAAACTAAAGCCAATGACCACCCCCACCCCCTACACCACGGCCCAGGCAGCGGCAGTCCTCGGGCTCGACACCAGCAGCATCAGGCGACTGGCCAGAAAGCTCAAGCTGGGCCAGCGACTCGGCCGAGACTGGTTCTTCAGCCAGTCCGATCTCGACCGGATGCGGTCCCGCCCGTCGCCCGGCAACCCATCGTTTGTTCAGCAGCGTAAGTGAGTCCCGATTGACACGACCGCGTCCGCCCCCGTTTAATTTCCAGCGTCCACTTCCTCGGAGCCCTTCCAATGGTCAAGTTTGCTGCTCTCGCCGGTCTCGTGCTGGGCCTCGGCATCTCGGCTGTCGCCACATATCAGCCTGCCCGCCAGCCGATCGCAATCCCCCCGCGTGTGGCGCCGTTCGCGACCAACAACGCCCCGCCGGCCAGCGACCCCGACGGCAGTTTCGCGATCGAGGTCGACGGGGTTAAGTACGGCGCAAACCGGTACGCGAACGACATCCCGTTCTATATGCAGGGCGGCAAGGTCATCTCGATCAACGGCAACGTCTCCAAGATCGGCGATTAGTTGACGCTCGGCGGCCCGCGTTTGACCCTCTGGCTCTGCTCGTATCGCTCGCGCATCTCGCGGAGCTGCTCACTGGTCGTGATCTTCTGGCACTGCACACACCGGGCCCCCTCGGGCGTTTTCATCGCCAGCGGACACCCGCAGTGGTAGCACGGCCTAGTCTGGAGTTGTGGACTCATGAATCGGATCTTTCGTCAGGTGGCGTGGCAGTCATTCCTCTGGTCCGCTCTGGCGGCGGCTGGCGGGTCATTCATGCAACCCGGCATGATCCCGGTGTACGTGCTGTCCCTCGCGGCGGTGTCGTGTTTGGCCGGTATTCTCGCCCTGCTGAACGCGGCCGATCTGCGGGCCAAAAACCGTAAACTGGACAGTTGACGCCCGTTCCTTGTTGCGTATACTGACGGGCGTCCAGTGTCGGGAGTCCGGCACACGGTCGCCACCCCCCGCAACCAAGGCGGATCGAGGAATCCGCTGGGTGGCAAGTCTCCAGTTGTGACGGAGACAGAGATGAAGCGTCGGAAGAGTCTGCAGCAGTGGTTTGTTTTGGACGGCGGCTCGGTGGTATTCGGTCCCACGACCTGTGGTGGGGCTGGCCAGTTCGCCAGGATCTATGGGGGAGTCGTCGTGGCGACGCAGCCAGACGCGGTTCCCCGGCCCCCAGAGGGCTTCCCAGACGAACCGGGGTACAATCCCCCTCCCTGGATTGTCGAGTGCCGCAAACGGGCGGCAGCGAGCTGACAGCAGGCCCCTCGGTGGAACCGGGGGGCTTTTTTTGTTGGCAGACCGTTGGTTGACCACAGCGCCCACCCAATTGACCACCCGTTTTGGACACCGACCGACATGCACCGCCTGAAGTCGATTTTGCTCGGCCCTGGAAACACAGATCAGAAGTACTCCCGGCGTGATTCGAACACGCGACCGACGGATTAGAAATCCGTTCACCATGCCTCTTTTTCCCGGCGATTCCACAAAGCGCCCACCGGAATGACCACCTGTTACGACTCCCTGGTCGCATCGTAGGCTCTCCAGATATCTCGGGCCGTGGTGTCGGCGTCGAGGTCGACGTAGTACCGGAGAGTCGTTTCGAGTGACTCATGCCGCATCAGGGTCTGCAGGATCTGGGGCAGGACGCGGCGGGCCCAGCGGGTACCGAATGACCGACGGAAATCGTGGGCGCTGGCAAACTTCCCCGGGGCCACCTCCACCCCCGCCATCTGTCCCAGCTCGGTGATCTGCCGCGAGACCCAGCCCAGTGTCGGCCGGGCAGTGAGGTTCCGCTGCCGGGGCCAGGCGAAGACCCGGCCGGTCCGTTGTTCCGGGGGGACCCCTTGGAGCAGCTCGGCGAACTCCGGGGCCATTGGCAGAACCCGATCGCGGCGGCCCTTCTCGGCTTCGCTGGGGATGCGGAGGACGGGCCGCTCTGGCGACATGTCGGCACGGATCGACCGCGGATCGTCCCAAGACAGCCCGATTGCCTCATCAAGACGCAGGCCCGACCACCAGAGGCCCCGGAGGGCGAACTCCCACGGGACGGCTCTGTCAGCCCCCACCACCTCGGGGAGCTTCGCCAGGATCGCGGCAAACTCGGCATCGGTGATCGGGCGGCCCTTCATCGCGCGCCCCCTGGAACCAGTCTTGGCGCGGGCGACGGCGGGGAATCGGGGGAGCTGGTCGAGCCAGCCCATCCGGTGAGCCCAGCGGATCGCCGATCGCAGGTGGCGGAGGTACCCGTCGATCGTCGACTCGGTGCGGGTGCCGTCGCGGAGCTTCGTCAGCCAGGCGGTGATGCTGGCGGCGCTGATCGAGTTAAGCGCCGCGGGCCGCATGATCGACTCGTACGAATGGAGGGCGGTCACGTACCAAGGGGCGGTTCTGGGGCTGAGGGTCGGCAGGTGCTGCGACAGGAACCGGACGAGGAAGTCCGCCCAGGCCATCCCCCCGAGGTGCAGGCGGGAGCGGTTGAGCAGATCGTCTTCGAGTCGCGCGGCGGCTCGGTCAGCCTCCCGGCGGACGGCAGTCTCGGCGGATCGCTCAAGCCACCTGTCGGTGCCGGGCTCGCGGTATCGAAGGTAGAAGGACCCGCGGCGCTTGACCCAGAGGACCTTGACCCGTGGGGTGGATCGCTGCCTACCCATTGCGGCCGATGTTCCCGCTGGCGATTGCCACCCCCACGAACAGGCCCAGCAGCGCGGCCCACCCCCAGCTCATCCCGTTCCAACGGCCGATGAGCGTCACAACGAGCACACAAGCCCAGGCCAGAATCGTGGTCAGTTGGGAGAGCTTCACGGCTGGGGCTTTTTCGGTGCGGGTGCAGACTTTGAGACTTGGATCCCCCGCTTTTTGATGCCCTTCGAGGCTGCTTCGCGGGCGGCTCTGTCGACCATCAAATCCGCCTTCGAGCGGCGTTGTCCGGCCAGCGCTCGAGTCTGCTCGGTCACCTCGGCCACGAGCCTCGTCGACCACCCCTGCAGCTCCGCCACGCGGCGGTTGAAAATGTTGTCCCCGTGGCAATTCAGCTCTATCAGGTGATGTGATCGCATCATGGTGGCGACCTTTTCGAGGTCTTGCATGACCTGCGACAGCTCGCGGTGAACTGCCTCGAACTCTTCGACCGTGCGGTAGGTTCTCACGTGACTGTCTCTCCAATGTGTGAAACGGGGAAACCAGTGTTTCCAACTCTGGGACACCCGGAGCAATTTTCCCCGTTCCCCAAGTCGATAAAAGCCACAAAACGCCAATACCGGACGCAAAGGCGTGTAAAAGTGGCGAAACAGTATTGACAACACTGGTTTCCCGCCCTACAAAAGTGCCAGGAGTTGCCACCGGAACCGAGTTTTACCAATGAGCACATCAGCGAAACCCCGCACGAGAGCCGACTGGGAACCGATCGATCAGGGTCGGACCTACACCCGCGAGGCTCTGCGGAAGTGCGGTGTCGGCCCAGGGATTTGGGCGAAGCTGGTCCGCGCAGGGATGCCGGTCGACGTGATCGGAAACCGTGTGTTTCAGCGGGGGGCTGTGGTCTGCGAGTGGTTGCAGCGGCTGGCGGAGCAAAGCCGCAGCGCCAAGGAGGCGAGTGATTCTGGCCGGTAGTCGATCGCCAAGGACGGCGGTCGGCTACCACCTTTTTCAGGAGCAGTCATGCGGCGCTGGTTGAGCGGACTGTGGATCGAGTTGGCCGTCATCCTGTTGGGGGCCACCGTTGCGTTTGCGTGTGAGGCGTTGAATCAGTGAGCGGCTCTGGCTGGTGTAGTTGGTTGCTGCGCCAGACTGGGGAAGGGCCACACCTGCGGTGGTGAGAGAACCGGAGCCCGGCGGTTGCAGGCGGGCAATCTGGATTGCGGAGGTCCGGCCAGTGTTCCAATCCCACTGGTGGCGGGTTCGAGTCCCGTCAAATCCTCTGGATCGGCGGAGTACCTGGTGGTGCTCAGCAAGTTTGTACAGCCGACTGGTGAATCGACCACGAAGTGAAGCAACTGAACCAGTCCAAGCAGGTTCGATTCCTGCCCGATCCACTGCGGAATTCCCCGCACTTTGGGAGCAAACATGTCGGAATTGAAGAGCAACGCGGAAGCGGTCGAGCGGCTGAAGTGGCAGAAGTTCCCCGTGCTGAACGACGGGTTTGTCTGCCTGGTCGATTGCATGGGCGACGATGCCGCGGTGGTTCAGGCCGCGCGGGTCTCGTACGGCGAGGGGACCCGGCACACATCAGACGGCGAGACCCTGATTCGCTACCTGATGCGGAATCGGCACACGACCCCCTTTGAGATGGTCGAGCTGAAGTTCCTGGTGCGGGTCCCGATGGATTGCTGGCGGCAGTGGATTCGGCATCGAACCGCCTCGGTGAACGAGTACAGCACGCGGTATTCGGTGGCGATCGACTCGGCACAGACGACCGACCCTCGCGAGTGGCGACAGCAGGCGACGGACAACAAGCAGGGCAGCGGTGAGATGCTGCCCGATGCGGCTGGGCTCTTGCTGACCTTGGAAGAGCAGCATTTGCAGGAGCAGGCCCGGCAGGTCTACGCGTCGCGTCTGAAAGCGGGGGTGGCCCGCGAACAGGCCCGGAAGGATCTGCCGTTGTCCACGTACACCGAAGCCTACTGGAAGGTCGACCTGCACAACCTGCTGCATTTCCTCGCCCTGCGGCTGGATGATCACGCGCAGAAAGAGATCCGGTTGTACTCGCAGGCGATCGTTCAGATCGTCATGCAGTTGTTTCCGGCGGTGTGGCGGGCGTTTGAGGCATACCGACTGCGGTCTATGCAGTTGACGGCTCTGGACATCGGCGTGATTCAACGACTGTCTGTGGGGATTCGTGGCTCTGGATTCGGCACGTGGGACGAGGAGGCGTTCGTTCAATGCCAAGACCCGTCATGGGTGGGCCTGGTGCGCTGCCGGGAGCGTGACGAATGCCGGGAGAAACTCAAGCGGCTCGGTCTGTTGTAACCAGCGAGGCGGGCGACACCTGCCCGGGACGATGTGGTGCGACAGCCGGAGAGACGGCAGCGTACACCTTGAGAGGGCGAAACCTGCCCGCAAACTCATGTGGTTTGACAGCCGGGAGAGACCGGCAACATGGGTCGGTAGCTCAGCGGTAGAGCGAGTCGTGACAGCGGCGTTCCCTGTCTTCAACGCTGCGGTGCACAGGTCGCCGGTTCGAATCCGGCCCGACTCACTGGTCTCCTTTCCCGGAGTCCAACGCCTCAGTCACGAGAGGAAATCCACCCCAAGCGGCAGGGGTTCGTGACAGCCGCATTTGCCTCAACGTGGAGTGCAGCCCGGTTGGCCACCGTGGCAGGCGGCGGGTTCGATTCCCGCCTGAGGCTCTGCCGGAATGGTCCGGCTCAATGGAATGGACAGCATGAAGCGACGAACAACCCCGGATCAGCCAAGCGTTCTGGCTCCACTGGCCCTCAGCACGCGACAGGCAGCGAAGTTGGCGAACGTCGGCACGAGCACCCTGTTGGCGGCGATCGCGGCGGGCCAACTCAGGGCGAAGTGTCTGGGGAAGACAAAGTTCCTGATCCGGCCAGCGGACCTGGAAGACTGGATCGACAACCTAGAAGACGCGAAGTCATCCGGAGCGAAGTAGCTCTGGCGAAGCCGCCACGGAGGGCGGCGTTTTTTTGTGGAGGCGGTGCGATGCTCGTTTTGAAACGGAAGCCCGGCGAAAAGATCCTGGTCGGCGAAATCGCGTTCGAGATCGTTGAGGTCCGGGGGAACAAGGTGCGGGTGGGGATCACAGCCCCCCGGGAACAGCAGATCCTGCGGGGCGAGCTGGTCACCGGCCCGCCCGCAGAAAATGCGACCAGTGTTGAAAACACTGGTTCCCGCTGTTGACTTCAATTAAACGCCAGCGTACAATTGAGACACAGTCAACGGAACCCCACACGGAGCAAACTGATGTCGAAATTGACCAAGGAAATCCATGTTGAAGACGGCGACCGCGGTCTGGTGTTCGTGGTCGATGTGACCTACTCGGTCGACTCGGATGGGTCGGTTGAGGTGCATGCCGCCCGCCCCCTGCGTGGGTATGTGGTGCTGTCGATCATCGACCAACGGGAACGGATGGCACGCGGGCAGGACAAGACCGAGGAGTTCGAGTTCCCGGTTCCTTGCGATGCGGCGTTCCGCAAGCGGTTCCTGCAGGACTATGAGGCCGACTTGGTCAACGCCATTGACGAGATCCTGACCGACAGCCGGGAGTGTGCCAGTGCCCGGGTCTGGTGACCAGAAGCCGTACCTCTCCCCATCGCAGATCGAAACCTATCTGCGGTGCGGGGAGGCGTACCGGCGGCGTTATGTCGACGGCGAGCGGATCGCCCCCGGCATCGTCGCGGTTCAGGGCACCGGGGTGCATGTCGGTGCCGAGGTCAATTTCAAACAGAAGATTGGGACCGGCTCGGATTTGCCGGTCCGCGACATCATTGACGCCTCGGTCGATGGGTTCGACCGGGGGCTGACCGAGGGCTGGACTGTCGACCCCGAGGGGCCATCCGTGGGGGATGCTCGTGACGAAGTCGCCAGTCTGGCCACAGTTCTTGCCCAGGAGGTGTGTCCGGCATATCAGCCGACCCATGTCGAGCAGACCGTACGGATCGAGTTGCCCGGAGCACACGACATGCTCGGGGTGATCGACCTGGCTGCCGACGGGAAAGTGATCGACCTCAAGACGACTGGAAAGACGATGACCCAAGGGCAGGTCGACAAGCTGCCCCAGATCACTTTCTACGCTGCTGCACACAAGGTTCTGACTGGGGAGATTGCCAATGAAGTCGTGATCGAGAACTTGGTGAAAAGCAAAAAGCCGAAGCGGGTTCGGATCGCATCGACCCGCGACAAACGCGACTTCTCGGCGCTGGCGGCCCGAATCAACGCCGTCAGCGCCGGGATTCAAGCCGGGGTGTTCGTACCGGCCGAGGCTGGATCATGGATGTGCTCGCCCAGGTGGTGCGGGTACTACGACAGTTGCCCCTACGTCAACGGGGCGAAGACCACCATCGTTGATCTACACGTACCTGGAGAATGACATGTCTGTGACTGCTGATGACTTTGTGGGCTCGAATCGGATTGCGGCGGTGAATGGCGGAGGGGCTTTGTCGCACGGGGCGGACGTGGACGGCCAGCGGTCGATTGCGGAGGTTCAGGCGGCGATGGCTGTCGCCAAGCGGTTCCCCCGCGACACTGTGGCCGCGATTGAGCGGATCAAGAACGCTTGTACCCGGCCCCGGTTGGCTGAACAGTCGATGTACTCGTTCTCTCGTGGCGGATCGGACATCACTGGCCCCAGCATTCGGTTGGCTGAGGCGGTGGCGCAGCAATGGGGCAACGTGCAGTTCGGCATCGTTGAGAAGGAGTCCGGCCAAAAGGAATCTCTGGTCGAGGCGTTCTGCTGGGACCTGGAAACCAACGTGCGTGTCTCGAAGGTGTTCTCGGTGCCCCATGTCCGGCACACGAAGCACGGGGCCAAGCCGCTGACCGACCCCCGCGACATCTACGAGAACGTGGCCAACAACGGTGCTCGGCGGCTGCGGGCGTGCATCTTGGAAGTCATCCCGGGCGACGTGATCGAGGAGGCGGTCGCCTGCTGTCAGCAGACGCTCGAAACGAAGTGTGACGTCGGTCCCGAGGCCCAGAAGAAACTGCTGACGGCGTTCCGGGAGCTGGGGATTTCGCGGGAGCAGATCGAGACCCGCATCCAGCGGAAGGTCGAGTCGATCCAGCCCGCCCAGATGGTCCAGTTGCGGAAGATCTTCGCCAGCATCCGCGACGGGATGAGCATTGTCACCGACTGGTTCGAGGTGAAGCCCGCCGGTGACGGCTCGGGCAGCGGTAAGCCTGACCCGAAGGCCGACCCGACCGCCGACGCCCTGACCAGCGGGAAGGGGGCCGCGCTCGACCAACGGCCCGGCAAAAAGACCGCCGAGAAGACCCCGGACACTGCGACCAACGAGCCCACGGCGCAGTGATCGGCCCGGGCATGCAGGTCGCCCCCCGGCTGACATACCGGGGGCCGCCGTTCGATCGGTGGATGCCCGTTTGAGTGTGTTCCATCTGTTTCCTTTCTGGAGAGTCTCATGTCGAAAGTCGTTTTGGAGAATGTCGGCCCGGTCAAGTCGTTCGCGTTCGAGGTGCCCGAAGACGGCGGCATCGTGGTCCTGCGGGGCAGCAACGGGGCGGGCAAGAGCCATGTGCTGAACGCGGTGCAGTCACTCGTGTCGGGGGACGGATCGGTCCCCCTGCGTGACGGCCAGGCGAAGGGCCGGGTCGAGGGGCTCGGGGCCACGATCAAGTTGGCGAAGCGGACCACCCGCAGCGGGGCGCTCGAGGTCGAGAGCCTGACCGGGGACGTCGACCCGGCGACCCTGGTGGATCCGGGCATCGACAACCCGGAGCGGGCCGACGCGGCGCGGATCAAGGCTTTGCTGACCCTCGCGGGGGTTCAGGCCACCCCGGCGGACTTCATCCACAACCAGACGAAGATTGTGTTGCCCGAGGGCGAGACCGACCCGGTGAAGTTGGCGGGGCTGGCGGCCCGGGAGTACCAGCGGCTGGCGCGGGAGCAAGAGTCGGTGGTCGCGGACCTGGAGCGGCAACTTGCCCAGCTCGGAACGGTTGACGTCGACTACAACGGCGAGACCGACCCCGAGGTGCTGGAGGAGCAGTTGATCGCGGCCCGGGCGAGTCTGCATTCCGCCAAGCAGCGGCAGCAGGATGCCGTTCTGCAGCAGGATGCCTACCTCAAGGCCCAGGCCGAACTGGAGGCGTCGGCGAACGGCATTGAGGAGCGTCTTGCGGCGGCGGTGGCACGGCGAGACGAAAGCATGTCGCTGTTTCAGCAGATGAACCACAAGGTGCAGGACGCCAAGGCCGCTCTCGCCACTGCGGAAGCACATTGCAAAGCGGCCGAGACGGAGGCGCTGCAGGCCAACCGCGACTGTGAGGCGGTCAAGCAGGAAGCCGGTCGGTTCGAGTCGCTGCGGGCTACCATTGCCAAGGGATGCCCCACGGCAATCACTGACGAGTTCGTGCAGTCGTACGAGAATGAGGTCGCGACCTGCCGCGACAACATGGAGAAGGCCGCCTTGGTCCGCAAGAACGACGAGGTCCGCGAGACGCGGGAGGAGCTGGGGAACGATCTGGCCCGAGCCCGGGGGCAGGCCACCCTCCTGCGGAGCTTCGGCCCCCGGTGCGAAGAAACCCTGTCACTGATGGTACGGAAGTCCGGCACGGGGCTGTTCGTCGAGGGAGGCCGTCTGCGGATCGCGACCGACCGCGGTCCTGATGAGTTGTTCGGTGAGTTGAGCCACGGCGAGCGGTGGAAGGCCGCGATTGACGTTTGCGTCAGCAGCGTTGGCAACAAGGCCCTGATCGTGATCCCCCAGGAAGCATGGGAAGGAATCGACCCGGTAAACCGGACGGAGCTGGCGGAGCACGCCCGCGCCAACCGGGTGACGATCCTGACTGCCGAGTGCGGCAACGGCCCCATCGAGGCGGAGCAGCTCTGATGAACACGATCGACACGGACTGTCGTGCAGACCTCCGGCGGATCTACCGTGACATCGAATCGCCCCCCCTGCCGAGGCGGGCTCTGGTGGTTTGCCAGCCCGAAGCGTCAGAGACCGCCCGGCAGGCGTTTGCGGACCTGGTCGATCGTGGCGAGGTGCGGATCATCTTGGACCGCCCCATCGTTTTCGGCTGACTTTTTTCGACACTGGTCCTACACTGGTGAAACACTGAGACTGGGGTGTGTGGTAGCCTCCGGTTCTGACAGCTTGAACAACCTCACGCCACGCGGATGAACCGGCCTACCACCCGGGGATTCCGCGTGGCGTTTTTTCATGCCGACATGGACGAGCCAAACACAGCAGAGAAGGCGGTCTATCCCAAGCGGCCCCCGTATTTCGCTCACAAGTTTGTCAGACGGCTGACCAAGAGCTGTGCCGCGTTGGAGATCGGCCCGGAGGCGTGCTGGCTCCTCACTGTGATCGCGTTTCAGGAAGACTCCTGCCGGTACAGGCGGGCCGTCATGTACTACGACGAGCCTCTGGCGTCTCTGGTGGGGCTCGGCTCGGCCAAGTCGCTGTCGCTGTGTCGCAAAAAGGCGGTCAGTGCGGGCTGGCTGCATTATGAGCCTGGCCGGAAGCGGGTCGCGGGTCGGTACTGGGTCATGATTCCAGAGCACGCCGAGGTGTTCGACGACTCTCCGATCGGGGTTGATGATCCGGAGTTTCTCGGCACCCGTGCCGAGAAACCGCCGAGCAAACGCCGAGCACAGGGAGGAGCAACCGCCGAGCAATGGGAGGAGCAACCGCCGAGCAATGGGGGTCCTTTCATACCTAACCCTATACCTAACCCTAACCCTAAGGGGGGGGAAGCGCGCGCAGAGAGCGCCGATCCCGGATTCGATCCGAACCCCCCCCACGATCCTGCGGACGATGTGCGGGTGGAGGCTGACCCGCATTTCGACTGGCTGACCATCGAGCGGGAGTTCCTCGCGACCTGGAACGCCAGCCCGGACACGTGCAAGTACCCGACGATGCGGAACCACTCGCGGCCCTTCCGTCTGCTCTGGATGGACCCGCAGTGGCAGCTCGACTGCTTCACGGCGATCGCGAAGCTGTCGACGGGGTTCTACGCTGGCAAAAAACTCGGACTATCCCAGTTTCTCAAACCTGAATTTGTGACGGAGGTGCTAGGTGGACGATGGGACAATCACGACGGAACACGCGGTGCCACTGCGGCGCGTCATGCTGGAGGCTCGCGAGAGATTCCGCTCCACCTGCGGCTCGGGGGGCGAGACCTCAAGCCCGCCGAGGGAGATCCCTTCTGACTCGCCGGCGGCCCCCGCATGGCCCCTTGGCGTGGCCCAGGCGGTGCCGTCTGGGTCAGACCCCCAGATCCTCGCCCAGGTCGTGCAGGCGGCCCAGCATGGGCGTTGGCCGATCCTGCTGGCCGGGCCCTGCGGTGTGGGGAAGAGCTGCCTTGCCTGCCTGGTCGCCAGCCGGATCCCACACTGGCGGTTTGCTGCGGCGAGTGAGCTGGTCGGGTGTGTGAGCCAGGCCCGGTCGAGCGACACACGGACGGTTCTGGTGCGGACGATGGCGGGAGCCGAGATCGAGCGGAACGAGACTGACCTGATGCGGTGGGTGGAGTCGGCCCCGATTCTGGTGCTCGACGATGTGGGCGTGCGGCCGATGACCGCGGTGCAGAGCGACATCCTGCTGAGGGTGCTCGACCTGCGGTTGGGGCGGCCGTTGATCGCGACGACAAACTGCACGGCGATCACGCTGCCGGAGCTGGTCGGGGAACGGTGTGCGAGTCGGCTCCGCGCGGGGTCGCAGTTTCGGATGAGCGGCGAAGATCGGCGGATCAGCCGAGGGGGTGCGCGATAAATGAGCACGACACGCAAAGCAGCACCGCGGAAACCCCGCCGCGATGAGCCCCAGGTTCGCGTGACTCTGCACTGGGCGTACTGGCGGTTTCTGTACCGCCACTATCGCAAGCTCGACAAGTTCACGCTCCGGGACATCGACCGAGAGCCATTGGCCGAGGTGATGGCCGAGGCGGCAGACCGGGCCGAGAAGGCGATGCGGGCCGGGGGGACCGAGGAACTGGCGGACCCAGTCGAGGCGATGCGGCGAGAGAAGGCCGGAGAGTTCGGTCCGCAGCACGCGACAGTGTGGGGATCTCCCCACGGGTTTGCAGTGCTGACCCAGTGGATGGCCAAAGAGCTGGCGGCGGTTGCCCCCAGCCTCACCAAAAACGCATGGGCCACCTGCGGCATGCTGCTGGTTCCGCAGCTCGCGGCTCAGGACTCCGGGCGGGGCTTCGAGGAACAGTGTTGAAATCACTGGTTCTCGGTGTTGACGGTAACTATTCGCGGGCGTACAATTAGGCCACAGGAGGCGACGATGCCGGGACGGATCAAGTTTGCGAGAGGCGTTCGCCGGAAACCCGGCGAGATGAACAAGCTGGAAGAGAAGATGGCGGCCGAGTTGGACCTCCTGTGCAAGTCCGGCAAAGTGCTCAAATGGTGGTTCGAAGGAATCACCCTGCGGCTGGCCAAGGCGACCCGGTACACCCCGGATTTTCTGGTGATGCTTCCTGATGGCACCATCGAATGCTGGGAGGTCAAAGGCCACTGGGAAGACGATGCTCGGGTGAAGATCAAAGTCGCGGCGGAGATGTTCCCGATGCGGTTCAAGGCGTTTTCCCCGAAGCCGAAACGGGACGGCGGGGGATGGAAAATCGAAGAGTTTGGAGGTGATGTCGATGAATGCTGAACGGGCGAAGCGGCGGGAGAAGATTGCGGTGCAGATGATGGCGGCGTTGTGTTCGCCACAGCACACGTTTGGGAGTTGGGAGGATCAGGCCCACGATGCCTTGGCGATGGCCGATGCGTTGATGGCAAAGCTCGACGAGGCAGCTCTGGCCGACACCCCGGACGCTCAATTGGCAGATCCACTCCGTGAACTGCATGACCTGCAGGAAACCAAGGACGCTGCTGTCAATCGGTCCGTCGCCAAATCAATCCTGATTTGGCAGAGGGACCGGCAGATTGCGGACTTGGAAGAGCAGTTGGCGGCCCTAGAGCACAAGCTGGCGACACTCACGGAGTTTGCCGAGAGTGTCCGGGCCGAGGCTGAAGACGACGACGAGCTGTACGGGCCTTTCGTTGGCCTGGTGCGAGACCTCGACGCGAAAGTGGGTGCGAAGTGACCCCGACGATCCGCATTCAAAGCTGGTACATCCGCGAGATCGACGACCGCGACGTCCCCGAGCTGCGGACGCTGTCGAAGCACGCGGCGGACATCTGGACTGAGCTGTCGAGAGCCTACACCGGTTACGGCCTGTGGGACACGGCCCGCCGGATGATGGTCGGGGTGATCCTGGTCCACTGGCGGCAGGAGGATGTCGCGTGGGTCTGCAAGATCGACCGCCTCGGGCAAGACTACGGCATCGACGCCGAGCTGGTGAAGCACGTGCAGGTGCTGGTCGCCAACCGAGACGGCTGCCTGTGCTGCATTGCGGGGACTGAGCGGACGGACTTCTTCCGGTCGGTGGGGTTCAAGGCCGCGAAACTGTACCGCAATCGGGAATCGCACCACGACGCGTGGCAGATGACGTGGGACCCCAGGAAGGCGGTGGAAGCATGAGCGCAGAGCAGTTCCAAAACGACCCGTCCAGACTGCCCCAGAACGTGACGGGGTGGATCGAGCTGAACGACGAGCTGCGGGACTCCTTCGAGTTCGAGCACGGTTCGGTCTGGCTGATGGCCGTGCCCGTGTATGACCGCCGCGATCTGAAGTCATGGGACTACGAGCTGCAGGTGATAACCGTCGATTGCGACGGCCCTCTGAGGCTCGAATGCAACGACTCGGATTGGGGTTGGGACTGGTCTGACGTGGCATACATGGCCCCTTTGAGGAAGTGACATGAGCGTTGCCGACAAGATGGCTGATCACTTTGTACCTGAAGTCGACCCTGATCCGGCGGAACCGCGAATGGTGATCTGGTCGACACTGCGGTGTTTGGAGCTGCAAATCGACCAGCACGAAGAGCTGCACAATTCCACCGGCGTGGTCAGTTGGGAGTTGCTCAAACACATGCTTCGCCTGGCCAAACGCCACGCGCACGAGGAGGGCAACAAGATTGGGGCGGCCGAACGGGAAACCGACGAATGGCGGACGCGGGCCGATGAGGCGAACGCGACGCTGCGGGAGACCGAGCAGGAATTGCAGCGGCTGCGGCAGCGGCACGTGGAGGTGCAATCGGAGGAAGTCGCGGCGGCCCGAGCGGAGATCGAGACGCTGCGGAAGCAACTGGCCAACGCTCAGCAAGAGCTGTCCGAGCAGGGGCTGGTGCATGGCGTCGAGCTACAGCGGGAGACGGCAGACGTGCGGCAGCAACTCGACGCGGCACTTGCGGATATCGAGACCCTGCGGAAACAACTTGCGGCGGCACAGCGAGCACTGACACGCAAATTCCAGCGCGCCGTAGAGCAACTCGCCGAACGCAAGGCGGGCACCACTGAGCCCGCCCCGGTGGCCGAGCCCGTCTTCTGCCCGGAGAGCGAGCGGCTACAGGCGTTTGTCGCAAAGGGTTGGGGGGCACGCGACAACTACAAGTGGCCAGATGAACTCGACGCGGGAACCATCCAGCCCACCCCGGTCGCCGAGCCTCTCGACGCGGAGGGTGCGAAGTAATGGCCAAATCAATTCGCGATCAATTCCTGAAAGACGTCGCCCAACACCAAATGGACATCCAATTGGATCAGGGGGCATTCCGGCACGTGGTGTTCAAGCGGCCGGACACAATCCACCAGCTTTTTTCGCTGACCACCACCCCGGGCCGCCTCGTTTTTGGCGGTGACATGGGCTGTTTCGTGTTCGAGCGGACTGAAGACATGTTTGCGTTCTTCAGGCGAGACATGGACCGGTTCGACCCGAACTTTGGCTATTGGCACGAAAAACTGGTGGCCCTCGATCGACATGGGGGATCGATGAGTCCATCTGTCGAAAAATTCCGGGAAAACCTCGAACAGTACATCGAGCAATACGATGATCTGACCGGGGAGGAAATTGGCCAAGTTCGCGAGTTCATCGACGAAGCGGTCACTCTGTTTGAAGACGAGTGTCCCCATGATGCGTACGTCGCTGTGGGGAACTTCGAATTGCGAGACGACCCGTTCTTCACGGACTTCTGGGAAACGTCGAACGACGACTACACCATCCGCTACCAGTGGGCTTGCCACGCGATTCAGTGGGGCGTCGCCCAGTACGACGCGGCGAAACAGGCGGAGGGCGGAGCATGACACTCATTCGAGCGGCGATCCGTCGACTCTGCCAGACAGTCGTCGCGTGGCTGGATCGGACCGAACCCGTGCAATGCACCGGAGTCTCAGCGGTGTGGTGCCCGGTGTGCGGCAATTGCACGTGTGCAGATCGCGAACAGTCGCTCGACGATCCGTGCTGCCCGCTGCACGGTGAGCACAGCAGGCACGCGGAGGGCGGAGCATGAGCGAGCCGGAATTCATCCCGATCGAGGCGGAGACGCTTGTGGGAACCGCCGAAATGGTCGCGCAAATTGCCAGTCTGTTGCACTACGACCAACAAGACGGCAACACGCTAAATTTCACGGGACTGCTGCGGGCAGTGCAGGTGCTAAAAAGGGACTGCGGCTGGGTGGCCCGGCGGGTGCAGGAATTGATAGCCGAGAATCACAAGTTGAAGAAGCAGGCGGAGGGCAACCAGCCATGAGAATCAGCCCCGGACCCTGGACAGCACACCACTTCGAACCGGAATGGATCACTATCATGGCGGCGAACGGGCGGGTGGTCTGCAAAATTCCGAATGAAGGACTGACAGACGATGCGGAACTGATCGAGGTGGTGCCGCAACTGGTGAGCCGCTACTTGGGCACCATGCCGCCCTACATGAGCCTAAGAGAGCTGGTGAACAATGCGAGGGCGATCACATGACAGTTCACCTCGGCAGCGTGATTCAGCGGGCGGAGGAGGGCGGGCAGTGAGCACGCAGAAAACCCTGTTCTTCGAGCCAGAGCCAGAGCCAGAGCCCGAACCGGACTTTCCGCCACCGCGCGACGATGACCCCTCGACATGGTTGATCACAATGGAAGACGACGAACACGGGGCGAGGCCCTGGCGGCGAATCAACGAGACGGAAATCGTCGACTCGAACGGCTTCCCTGTGGCCAAATGCAGCACGGTCCCGAATGCGATGCTGATCGAGGTCGCGGCCGATCTGTACGAGCTGGTCGAGGACTGGAGCTACCGCAACAAATGCCGCTGCGAGAAGCCCGAGTGTCGCAAGTGCGGAGCGGCCCGGATTGTCAAGCAGGTGAGGGGAGAGCAATGACCGCGCCGCAAATCATCAGCCCTGACCAGTGGGTGGTCACCGGCGGCGACGCAAACTACCGCCGGACTTGGTCGGTCACCGTCCGGGCCAGCACGCTGGAGAATGCCGAGCGGGTCGCCTGGCAAACTCCGGGACGCCCGGCGTGGGTCTCGATCCATACTCTGCGGGCCGCCCTGGCGACCGTCCGCAACGATCCTGTGCTGCGCGACATGCTCCGCAGCGGTTACGCGAAAGAGGTGCTCCATGGGTGAGTCGACGAAAATCTCTTGGACCGATCACACGTTCAACCCGTGGATGGGTTGTGAGCGTGTGAGCGAGGGCTGCCGCAACTGTTACGCGGCGACGTTCGTCACGGGTCGGATGGGACTCCAAGTGTGGGGCAAGCAGGCTCCCCGGCAGGTCACGAAAACGCCGTGGCAGCAGGTCCGCACCTGGAACCGCAAGGCGGCCGAAAGCGGCGTTCGCCGCAAGGTGTTCTGCGCCAGCCTCTGCGACATTTTCGAGGATCACCCCACCGCCGACGCGACCCGGCCCCGCGTGTGGGACATGATCCGGGAATGCACGGCGCTCGACTGGCAGATCCTGACCAAGCGCAGCCACCGGATCGCGAGCTGTCTGCCCAGCGACTGGGGCGACGGCTGGCCCCATGTGTGGCTGGGGGTCTCGGTCGAGGACATGCGGGTGGCCTGCCGGGTCGACGACCTGCGGAGCATACCGGCTGCCGTGCGGTTCATCTCGTACGAGCCGGCACTGGGGTCGTTGCAAGGTCTGGACCTGACTGGCATCGATTGGGTGATCTACGGCGGGGAGAGCGGCCCAGGGTATCGCCCGGATAGTGAAGTGTGGGCCTGGCAAATGTACCTCAACTGCCGAGCGTCTGGGGCCGCATTTTTTTACAAACAATCGTCCGGACCCAAACCCGGAACGGGAATCAAACTGCGGGGCCACGTGATTCAGGAGTTCCCATTGCCTCGGCCGGAGGTGACGCGATGATTCCCGAACAGCGTGAACTGAGCGCGATGTTCTTCCTGTTGTTTGTCGCCTGCGCTGTGCTGGTTGCATCCATCCTGAGCTACCGGGTTGACGCTCGCTATGCGGCAGAGCGGAAACGGAAATTTGAGGAGGACATGCAACGCTGGGACGCTGAAAACCGAGCCCGGCGCGAACAGCGGATGCAAGAGGAGCGGATCGAACGCCAGCGCATGGCCGAGGAGGCCCGCGACCTGTCGGAGCGGAACCGGGTCGCGTTGGCCCACATGATCCAGAAACCGGAGGTTCCGTCGTGATCGAATGCACGTTGAGAGAATTCGTCATTGTGGCAACGGCGTTTGTGTTGTGGGTCGTTTTGCCAGCGATTGCCCGATGGGCGGAAGGCGGTGACGAATGACACTGAAAGCAGCCGATCTGTTCTGTGGTGCCGGCGGGACTTCCTGCGGTGCCGAGTCAACCGGGGCCGCGCGAGTTGCGTTTGCCCTGAACCACTGGTCGACTGCGGTCGAGACCCACAGCAGAAACTTCCCCCACGCCAAGCACGTGAACTCGCGGCTGGACCAGACCAGCCCGGGGGAGTGCGGGAAGATCGATCTCCTGTTCGCCTCCCCGGAATGCACACATCACAGCCGAGCCCGAGGCGGTCGCCCCACCAGCGATCAACAGCGGTCTGGGGCGTGGGACGTGATGAAGTGGATTGAGCATCACCGGCCTTCGTGGGTGGTGGTCGAGAACGTCGTGGAGTTCGAGCAGTGGGGGCCGGTCGATGACCGAGGCATCCCGCTGAAGTCTCGCCGGGGGGCGTTCTTCCATGCGTGGATCGCTGCCATCGAGGCGGCCGGGTACGTGGTCGACTGGCGACACCTGAACGCGGCGGACTTTGGCGCGGCGACCAGTCGCAACCGTTTGTTTGTGGTGGCGAGGAAAGGGCGGAGAGCCCCGGTGTTCCCGGAGCCCACCCGCCGCAAGGGAACTGGTCGGACACTCCCAGGCATGGGCCTTCCAAGCTGGCGGACGGCTGCCGAGGTGATCGATTGGAGCCTGCCGTGTCCGTCGATCTTCAGCCGCAAGCGACCTCTGGCGGACAAGACCATTGCCCGGATTGAGGCTGGCCTGCGGCGATTCGTGGGGCCGTTCGTGGCCAGTTGGACGAACACCGAGAGCAGCTCGAACTACGAGTACTCCCCAGATCGCCCCCTGCCGACAGTGTTGACGAAGGCCCACATGGGGCTGGCCGTGCCGTACACGGTCGAGGTGAACCACGGCGGCAATGATTCCCGGACAGCTACGCTCGATGCTCCGATTGGAACGGCGAGCTGCAAGAACGGCCGGGGGCTGGCCCTGCCGTACATCGTGCCGAACTTCGGCGAACGTGACGGCCAGACTCCACGGACCCACGGGGTCGACGTTCCAGCGCCGGCCATCACGGGCCACGGGGCGGGGCAACTGGCGGTGCCGTACATGGTTCGGTCAGCGCACGGCGACAATGGCGGCGATCGCATCCATGAGTTGAAAGCCGCGTTGCCAACTGTGACGACATCGAAAGATTTCGCTTTGGCCGTACCGTTCCTGACCCACTTCTATGGCAACTCCGGGGCGTCGCCCATTTCCGATCCGGTCGACACCATCACCACAGTTGACCGGCACTCACTCGCCGTCGCCAGCCTGGTGAAGACCATGCACGAACTGCACGTCGTCGACGTGGGGTTCCGGATGTTGCAGAACCACGAGCTGGCGGCCGCTCAGGGGTTCCCAGGCGAGTATGTGTTCTGCGGCAGCAAGGCCGACATCACCCGCCAGATCGGCAACTCGGTCTCCCCGCCGGTCGCGGCGGCGATCACCCGAGCAATTGCGGGGGTGGCATGATGGTTCCCGATATCGTGCCCCGGCTGCCAGAATCCATTTGGGTCGTCGGCACCAAAAAGTACGGCGGCTGGATGATCCTCGGCATTGAGTACGACGCCAATTCGGCAGTCATGCTGAAGCGCCACAAAAAACGCGAGGGGATTGAGGCAACGATCGTGCGATACCCGATTGAGGGGCATCGCATTCACAAAAACAACGGCGGCGGCGCTCGTTGAAGAGTTCGTAACACAACAGGAGTCGAGTCGAGTGGAAAACGTCATCCAGTGCCCCCGCGAACAATTGGCCCGAGCATTCCGGGCAATCGAGCCACTGCAAGGCCGGTCGACCATCTCGGCACACGGTCTGGCCGATCTCGTGATCCGCGAGGGCCGACCCGCGCAGCTGATCGCGATGAACGGCGACATGCACGTCTGGCAGGACCTGGAGGCGACCGGCCGACGGGACGGGTCGGTCCTGCTGCCGATCGGCCGGGTCTCGCAGATGCTGAAGGCCCTGACCGGCGAGACGGTCGAGATCGAGATCCGAAAGGCGTCGATCAAGATCAGCGACAAGGACCGGGACAACGGCTACGTCATCGGCTGGACCGAGGACAACTGGCCAGAGCCCCCGACCGACACGGTCGAGCCGACGATCCACATCAACGCGGGCCATTTCCTGACGATGATGGAGCGGGTGTTGTTCGCCTGCGACACCGAGTCGACCAAGTACGCTCTGAGTGGGATCTGCCTGGATGTGGAGGACAATGTCCTGCGGGCCGTCGCGACCGATACGCGGCGGCTGGTGGGCTGTTTCCGGGCCTGCCTGACCACCGGGGAGCGAAAGAGCCCCTCGGTAATCATCCCATTGTCAGCCGTGCGGGTTCTGCAGCGGATGGTTCCGAACACGCCCGCGGACATCAATCTGCACTGGGACGACCGGTCATTCACCGCGATCTGGGACGGTGGCCGCATGCGGTCGAAATCGGTCGACGGCAGGTTCCCCGCGTGGGAGAGCTGCATGCCGGCGCCCGAGTCGATCACCGAGCGGATCGAGCTACCCAGCGCCCCGCTGAAGGCGGCCCTCAACGCGGCCCGGGTGGTCCACAACGCGGAGTCCCACGGGGTCGACCTTCGGTTCCGGAACAACGTGCTGACCGTGATTGCGGAGTCGACCGATGGGAAAGCCTCGATGGAGCTGCCGGTCTGTGCGCAGCAGTCGGAACAGTTCACAATCTCGATCGACCCGAAGTTCGTGCTCGAATGGCTGGCGACCCACCCGGCGACAACGACCATCGTTGCCGAGCTGCAGGACAGCGAAAGCGGGATGGTCCTGCGTCCGCAGGGTGCCGACCAGATGAATGAGTTCAACATTGTCATGCCACTTTCACGGGACCGATGAGCATGCAAACAAAACTGGAAGTGACCTGGACCCGGCCAGCCGAGATTGTCGAGGTGGTCACGTGGAACACCCTGCGGCTGCGGGTTGATGTGGGGTTTCACACCTGGCGGCGAGTGGCTGCCAACCTGACCGACGGCTGGTTCTCCAGTCCGAGCGAATCGGTGGACCTCGTGGAGAAGTGGGTCGAGTCGCACAGCGGGTTCACAGTGCGGACCAAGAAACGCTCCGAGAAACACCGCGATCACGCCGACTACCTGGTGCAGGTGCAGGGGACCAACAACCAGACCGGCGAGCGGGACGATCTGCTTTACGATTTGACTCGGGCGATGCGGCCCCACTCGAAGAATCCCCCCGCGAAGCCCGAGACCCTGGCGGTCGACTGGACGTTCAGTGCCGACATGACCCGCCTGGTCGACGGCGACACGCAGGAGCTGACGGTCGACGCCGGATTCCACACCGACCGAGCTGTCACACTGCGGCTGCTGGGGGTCAACACTCCGGAGGTCAAGGGGGCGAGCCGGCCCGCCGGACTGGCCGCCTCTGAGTTCTCTCGCCTGTGGTACGAGTCCCACGACGATCTGGTGATCCAGACCCGGAAGGACGTGAAGCGGTCGACCGACGCTTTCCGGCGGTACCTGGTCACAGTCCAAGGCCGCAACGTCACCACCAACGTTCGCGAAGACCTCGCCCAGGCGTTGCTGGGGGCCCACCACGCGGTGCCGTTCATGGAGGACAAGTCGCAGTGAACACTGTCGCACGGATGCAGCTCAGGCGAATGTCGCCAGTGAATCTCCCTCAGGTATTGCAGATCGAGGAGGCCAGCTTCGCAACGCATTGGAATCAACACGACTTCGAAAGGGTGATGGCGAACACCGCCCGCCTGTATTCGTGCCGCGTCATCACCGGGCCCATCCCCGGGAAGGTGCTGGCCTATGCAGTGTGGGAGCGGCATGAAGACCACTGGCAACTGCTCAACCTGGCGGTTGACCCAGACCACCGGCGAATGGGGCTGGGGCGGAAAATGATCGAGACGACGGCGAAGCACGGGCTGCCGTTGACCGCCAACGTCGTCGAGACCAACCTCCCGGCACAGATCTGGCTGCGGGAAATCGGCTGGCGTTGCACGATGATCCTGTCCGGGATCTACGCCGACTCCGACCGATCCGCGTACCGATTCGAGAAGCACCATGACTGTGAAGCCTGAGCACGATCCCGAGTGGATCCGGTGGATGAACGGCACCGCGGTCAAGCGTCTGGCGATGGCACACCGCATTCCCGAGATGCAGGCCCAACGGTGGCTCGACACGGCACGGACGGCGTTTCAGGGACGGACCACGGGCCCCGACTATAGGCCCCCACCAACGCAAAATCGGTGACCAGTGTTGTCGTCACTGGTTAAAAACTGTTGCAAAAGACCGACCGGTTTGGCAGACTGAAGCCTTGACCGGTCGGGTTTTTTCATTCTCGCGAGACGCCCCATCATGCAACAGACCATCGTTGCCGCCCTGGAACGGGCGATTCTCAACCTGCTCCCAAAGCTCGAACCGCTGTTGCTTCAGGCCGCGCGGAACGTGGCGGTCGGCATGATCAACGCAGCCAAGTCGCACTCGCTGCCGGACCGGTACAAGTGGGCCGAGCCCATCATCGATCAGGTCGGCGACCAGCTCTTGGCGGCAATCAATCAGCCCTGATGCGATGGACCCCTACGCCGCCTGGCTTGTGGCGCAGGCCACAACGTCGCAGTCGGCAGCGGCTGAAACCCTCGCCCGGTTGATTCTGTCGACCACGGCGGTCGGTCTGCTGATGGGGTTGGTTCTGGTGACGGTGTTTGCGGTTTGGATCTCGGTTCGGCTGAGGAGGATGGAACAGTGTCTCGAACGGATGCGGGAGAACCGCGAGTCGGAGCGGACCCGGTAAACCCGGGGATTCCGCCCGCCTCGATCAGCCTGATGTTGCGGTGGTGGAACTGGCTCTGGGGAACTGAGACGCCAGCCCCCGCGCCGGCACCGCCTCCCGAGCCCCCGCCACCTCGCCCCCCGGAACAGCCCGTCGCCATGCGTGGCGATATGTCTGGCGATGACTGGCCGTCCATCGTGCCATTCCACAGCGAGGGCCCCACCCGTGACTGCTGAACAGAGCATTCACCCGCCGATGCCAAGCGTGGCCCCAGTGCCGGGGGAGGATATCCGGTGGACGACTGCCAAGGCGTTGCTGGGGTGGGCCAGCACCCAAAACCCGCTGGTCGTGCTCTGCCTGATGATGCTGGGCCTCGCGGGGTACATGGCGCACTACTCGATCAACACCGCGATCCCCGCCCACCTGGAGTCGATCCAGAAGGGGTACGAGACGATCCAACACGAGCACGCAAAGGAACGCGAGCGTGCCGACCGCGAGCATCGTCAGCACTACGAGACACTGGCAACACAGATGCAGCAGACGGCCAAAGAGATCCGCGACGTGACCAAAGCGCAGGAGACCCTCATCCGCGAGTTCCTGTTGCCAGCCGGACGCAGGCCCGCGGGCGTCGGATCCCCCCGGGAGGCCGAATGATGGCCACCTTGTTGCAACTGATCGCGTCCCTGGCCCAGTGGGTGATGCTGGCCCTCGGGGGCATCAACGCGACCCGGCTGAGCACACCCGACACGGAGGCCAGCCCCGGGGACTACGCGGCTTACGTTGGGGGGCCCTTGGCAGCGTCAGCGGTGAGCTGGATTGTGCGGCGGCTGACCAAGGCGATGAAGGCACCGGCCGACCCTGCGCCGGCTGCCGTCACTCCGAGCCCCCTCGGGGAGTTCCTGCGGGAGGTGTTCACCGCACCGCCTGGAATTACGGCGACCCCAGCTCCCCCCCTTGCGCCCGGAGCTGCTCCCCTTGTGCCGGTAGCTCCCCCTCTTGCGCCCCCGCCTCCCCCGGCCGACTGGTTGCATGCCGACGCGGGGCGGATCGTTGCTCGACTCACCCAGGAGGGCCGCATCAACGACGCCGAGCGGTTCCTCGGCTTGCTGAAGGAGACCGGCCATGAGTGAGAGAAAACTCGGCCCCGTCGAGCTGGCGGTGTACGTCGTCTGCCTGATGCTGCTCGTGGTTGGCATGTCGCTGTTGTTTGCGGGCTGCGCCCCCGAGGGAGGGACCGCCAAGGCCCGCAAGATTCAACCCCAGGAGCACAGCGACGACCCCAAGCCCCCGGATCCCGAGCCCCAGCGGAAACGGTCGGTGACCCCGGCCGAGTTCCGGTCGCCACAGGCCAAGCGGATCGACGCGGCGTTCGAATCGTACAGGCTGGGGATGGGCAAGGGGTGGCGGGATGCGGCCAATCAACAGCCCCCTGCCAAGTCGTGGGACGAAGCCTATGCCCGCGTGAAACGCAACAACTTCGCCGAGCGGGAGGCAGCGTTTGCCCCGTTCGCGGAGGACCTGGACAAGCTGACCGAGGGGAAGCAGTTCTCGCCCGAGCTGTTCCGCGAGATTGCCGACACCGTCGCCAAGGCCCTGGAGGAGTGACATGAGTCTCGACGCAGTGGCCCCCCTCCCCCCGGGTCTCGGTCTGGGGTGGAACGCGGAGGCCGAACAGCGACACACCCAGGCCCTCTCGCGTCTCGAGCGCCCGCTGGTCTCGGTCTCGGACACCGTCCGTCTCCCCCGCGAGTTGTGTCTGCGTCACTGGATGGAACTGGAGTTTCAGGGGGAGGTCCCCCAGTGTGCTGGAGCGGCGGTCACCCATGCGGCGCAGGCCCATGCGTGGGTGGTCGAGGGGCTCGACACGACCCAGCAGTCAATCGATCTGTCGATGAGCTTCAGTTGGCTGGCGGGCCGTGCTCTCGATGGCACCAGCCCGGCGGAGTACGACGCGGGCGCCACGATCTCGGGCGTGTGCCTCGCGGCCCACACCACGGGCATGGTCACGGAGCAGCAGTTCCCATCGATCAAAGACCGGCGGCAGTGGAACGCCAGACAGCTGGCGGTGCTGAATCCGTCGAGTCTCGGCCAGTACTCGGCAATGCGAATCCGCGGACAAGCCCCGGTGCAATCGGCCGACCATGCGGAAGTGGTCATGGGGACCGGGCAGGGGTTTATCGTGTTCGGCGTGATGTGGAATGAGGGGTGGGCCTCGGTTGGCGACAAACCGATCGAGTCGATTCCCGGGGGTCGCAGTTACGGTGGTCATGCCCTCGCGCTGCTGGGGTACACCCGGACGCACAGCGGGACCCTGTACCTGACGATCGCCAACAGCCACGGCCCGCGGTGGGGCCAGGGTGGATACCAGCGCATCCGGGCCGATCTCTGGTGGCAGATCATGCAGACCAGTCCGTTCGGTGCCCGCGTGCTGAGTGTCACGGATGAATTTTTCATTCGGCCGTTTCGAGGCTGGAAAGGAGTGCAAGGATGAGATCGAGAGCGTGGAGCGTGTACCAAACGGCCATGTACCTCGGGGCGCTGGAGTGGATCTTGCTGGCGGGAATCATCGCGTGGGCCTGCGTGGGCTACTGCGTGACGACCGAGGCCGCTCCCCCATTTTCGATTGCGAGCGAAGAGGCACCACCGATCAGTGGGACGAGGCAAGGAGTCGAACAGGCCACCGGAACGCCGCCACAGGATGTCGCGGTGACGAAGGACCTGCGTCCCCTGATCGTGGTGTACTCGAGCGCGAATTGCCCCGCCTGTGTCAGGTGGTCGACCTGGTGGCGAGAAAACCAGCGGGCCAGTCCGTTTCGGTTTGAGGTGTTGCCGACACCGGGGTGGGTGACCAGCTTCCCGGCGTTCCATTTCCAAAAACAGGATGGAACATGGGCGGTGGTCTATGGATGGAATGGGATCGATCCACTCCGGGCAGCCTGGCAGGCAAACAATCCTCGATGGGAGCCGGGGCCGGTTGACCAGACCGTGGGGGCCCCCGACCTGCAGGAGATCCTGCCTGTGGTGCAGCGGTTCGCGGGGAAGACTGGCAGATTCACGTTCGAGCCGGATTCGCCGGTCGACGCCCAAATCAAGGACGGTCTGACCATCCGGTACCAATCGATCTCCGGCCGCTACGACGCCTCAGGTGAGCGACCGCGGGTTGTGTTTGACCAGCCGGTCCCGTCCGGCACCGTGACGGTCCCCTACACCCTTGGCGCGTGGCGGGTCGGCTACAAGGTCGAGTCGGCCACCCTGGAGCCCGGAGCAGTCGTCGTCGACACCAACCTGAAACGTGTGCGGATCGCCCTGGAGGACTGATGTCGAACCAACCAACCAACACCACCCAGCTCGCGGCGGTCATCCGGCAGGATGCTCCCGAGTCGATCCTGAAGTACGTCACCGAGGAGCAGCTCAACCGGATTGCCGGTCTGGTCGCTCATCACGGGGCGAGAGTCGAGGCGTCCGGCGAGTTCAACGGCAGCGGAACGAACACGGCGCAGGAACGCCGTCGCCAACGCCGAGCCCTGCGGAAGCGGGTGAAGGCCGACACCGTCGGATTCGGGATCGGGTCGGTCGTGCTGATGGCGGTCATCTCGTGGTGCGTGCAGCGGTTCCTCGACTGGTGCTGGACCAACCGGGACCGGGCTCAGGCCTGCGCCGCGATCGGGCAGCAGCTTCCTCCATGGGGCGACGAGGACCGGGCCGCTGTGGCAGCGGTCGGAACCGACGACGATGACGGTGATTGATGGCGATGCCGATGGACTTCTGCGTGGTGTTGATCCCCCCGAGCGGCAAGGGCCGTGTGTACGAGGAGATCAGCACCAGCGCGTGGACGATCGCGGCCAACCTCGCACTGCTGGAGCACCCGGGGCACACCGTCGAGACGATCTACGAGCACTCGGTCAGCCCTGTGGGGCAGTGCGCGATTTGCGGCCAGTGGCAGCAGCAGTTTTCCGACGCCCGACGGAGGATCTGCCGTGACTGCCGGTGAGACGCAGACCGTAGTACTCCGCGATCCGCTCGCAGATTTCGGCAGACGGCCGGGTCGACGGCTTGTAGGCGAGTCGGCAGAGGACCGGGTAGGAGACCCCAATCAGTTTGGCCAGGCCGTTGAACGACTGCCCCCCAATTTTGGGATCCAGACTGTCCGCCAAGGCCTGCAGCAGGGGGCCCATGATCGGTCCGGTCTGCAATCGCATTTCATGCAAGGTCTCGTCATCAAGGGCGGAAACGGGGCCGGTGTGAAGAACGCGGGGCATCAAATCTCCTGTGTGCAATTGAACGAGCCCGAATAATTGTACGGCCACAACCCCGAAACGCAACATGCCTAAACCGACCGCCCAAGAAATCTCCCGCCGAGTGAATGAAATCTGCGAGATGATGCGCGGTGGGTGTACCCTCGGGCAGATTCGCCAGCATCTGAAGAAGGCGTACAGGATCACCACCCGTTCATGCGACAGATACCTGTCTCGCGCGCGAGCTCGAATCTACCACGCCACCAAGCGGACCGATGACGATCTGCGTGCTGAGTCGCTGGCGTTCTACGAGGGGGTGCGGGCGGACCTCGACCAGCACATCCAGTGGCGGCTGAAGGCACAGGAGCGGCTGGATTCCCTGATGGCCCTGGACAAACCGAAGAAGGTCGCCCTCACCGACGCGAACGGCGGGCCCGCGACGATACGGCTTCAGGCGGACCAGTTGGAGAAGACCGATCCAGATGTGTTGGCTCAGCTCTCGGCGGCGTTCGATCAGTTGCAGAAAATCGGAGTGGAACAGGCCGCCGGGGAGCAGGGCTGATGGCCACGACGGCGCTGTCACCCCAGCAGATTCAGGAGTTGGCCCCGCAACTGGCAGGAGCCAAGCTGGCTCACGTGCGGAACCTCGCACGGCAGGGAGACGTTCTGCCGTTCATCGCGTTCCAGTGGCCTGGTGTGCTGCTCGATGACTTCCAGCGCGACGCAATCGCCAGTCTGTTCGATCCGACGATGAAGCGAGTGTTCCTCAAGGGCAACACCGGTTGTGGCAAGTCGTGCATCGCGGGCCTGTCGGTTTGCATCTGGTTTTCGATCTGGCCGGACGCGAAGGCGATCCTCACGAGCAGCACGTTCGACCATGCGTCGGGCGTGCTCTTCGCCGAGGTCGCCCAGTGGTACAAGTCCATGCGGGTCCCCCCCGGTGACAAACTGTGGGCGGCAGGCATTGGGGACGCGGCGGACCAAAGGTATGTCGAAGTGATCAACCCCGGAAACGACGAGGCGTTCTCGGGTCGTCACGGTGAGCATGTGCTGTTCGTGTTCGACGAGGCGACCGGCATCCCTGACAGCAAATGGAGGCTGTCGAAGACGCAGTACACGAAGTTCCTCGCCCAGGCGAACCCTCGAACTCTGTCGGGGGCCTTCCGGCAGGCATTCCCTCTCGATGATCCCGATTCCTGCGTGACCCGGCTGACCCCCGAGGGGAAGTCGCGGTTCATCACGATCTCGGGGCAGGACTGCATGAACGTCCGGCTCAAGCGGCTGGACACACCCCTCGCTCCGCCGGGAGGCGTGGAGGCCGAGGGCCGGCGCTACCAGCACGGGGAGACGATCCCGCCCGAGGTGTACCAGCAGCATTTCCGGCCGATCATCCCCGGCCAAATCTGCTACGACCAGTTTCTCTCGCTGTGTGCGACCGCGGATCCCCGGTGGGTCGGCGTGTTTGCCCATGGTCGGTTCCCGTCGGAGAACCCAGACACCCAGCTGGTCTTGGCGAGCTGGCTGCGGCGTGCGTACGACGCATGGGGGCGATACAGCCAGCTCTGCGAGCGGATCGCAGGGCGGCCCGGCCTGGTGCGTCTGCTGCGGCGTCTGATCCCGGTGACGGCGTTCGGTCTCGACGTGGCGGCCAGTTCGCACGGGGACGCCTCAGTCCTGACCGCCGGGGCCAATCGCGGCATCCTGCGGCAGCATGTCACCCGCTACGCCTCGACGATGGACACGGTGGGTTGGGTGATCCGCACCGCCAAGACCGAGCACGGCGTTGATCTGACCACAGGGGAGGTCCCTGTCGCGGTGGACGTCGACGGTCTGGGGAAGGGGGTCGCGGATCGCCTGCGAGAGCAGCGGGTGCGGGTCATCGAGTGCCGGGGGAACGATTCCCCGAGCGACCCGAAACGGTTCGCCAACCGTCGCGCCGAGCGGTACTCGGACATTGGCGACCGGCTCAACCCCGAGGGGCCACTGGGGACCACCGTCTTCTGGCTCCCCGAGGATCCCGAGCTGGGGCAAGAGCTGTGTGCGGTCGAGCGGGTGTATCAGGGGTCGGACGGATTCAAGTTCGCGGTGACCCCCAAGCGGAAGGCCCCCGGCAGCAGCTACGAGGGGCCGACGGTGGAGGGGAAGATCGGCCGGTCTCCGGATAAGGGGGACTCGGCCGCCTATTGCCTGGAGGCCATCCTTCACGCGGGTCGTGGGAACCTGGTGGGGTGGCTCGATGTTCTCGGGTGAGGAGCGGCGGAGCATGGCGGTGATTCATGACGACTACGGGAATCAGGTGGTGCACATCTCGCACCGCCAGACGGTGTATCACGTGAGCCTCGCGGGCGACCAAGAGTCGGCCGTCTGTCTGGAGACCAGCCAGCGGGTGGAGGGCCGCAGCCGGGCCGAGTGCCTGCAGAAGATGGCGGCGTTGATTGACCAGCGTCCGTGCAGCAGTCTGGGGGTGTGCGGATGACTGGCGTTCCTGCCGCGTTGCGCGGCCCAAAAGAACTACTGCGGGGGCAACGGCACCTCCCCGAGGATCTGCGGCAGTCGGTCGTGTTGCTCACGTTCCGCGAGCCCCTGCCGCGGTACGTGGTGTCCCAGTTCCTGCGGATCCATCTGCAGCGGGTGCAGCTCGAACGCGGCGAGGCGTCGGCCTACTTGCCGGAGGTGTTCCAACCACATCGTGTCGGGCCCAAGCCCTGCCCGAAGTGCGGCAACATCATGCACCCCATGAGCGAATCATGGTCGAAGTGCGCCAACCCGGCGTGTGAGCTGTTTACCAAACGGGTCATGCACGGCCCCCTGATCGGCGTGGTCAACGTGCTGACCTGGACCGACTCGGTCGTCGGCCACACGGCGACCGGCGAAGAGCTGGTGAAGAACTGCGGGCTGGTCATGGATCGGCGGTACGACGAAACGACACTGGCGGCGGTCTACCGCACTGCCGAGGCCCTCGCGGAATTTCTGGAGCGCCCCCTTGCAAACCCTGCGTAAGCGAATCTGGACGTGGTGGCACACCCGCCGGCGGCTGTGTGAAGAGCTGGCCGTCGAGCGGCAGCGGTGCCGACTACTGGAGGAGGAGATCGACCACCTGCGGCGGATCCTCACACTGCACACGGACCGGGTCGACTGTGACACCTGGCACCAACGTGCGTGGGGGGCCCAGGCCAAACTCACCGTGCAGGATCTGTCACAGCGTTGAATCAATCTCGCACCAGTGTTGGCAAAACTGTATCCTGAGCCCACCCAGTCCCAGGAGTGACCGCGATGCCCAGCTTCCTCGACACCTTCCAGCCGTTCCCGGCCGTCGCCCAGGCTGCGCCCGCCTCCCCGGTGCTGACGGCCCTGACGACCCTCGACCCCGTGCAGCGGAACATCCGCAACACGATCCGCACGGCCCGGGAGCAGGTGTTTCACTTCACCGAGTGGAACTATGTGTCGATTGACTGGCTGGCGTGGCGGTTCTCGCAGCTCTGCCCGTACTTCGGGTCGGTCTCCGCCCCCCGGACTCGGCAGCGTTTCAGTTTGAGTGAACTGCAACACCTGCGGCAACACTACCCCCGGGTCATGCGGCAGGCGATGGCGTACGGGCACGACACCCCCGAGCCCCTGGAGGCGTCGCACCCCATCGTCCAGCTGTTCGAGAACGTCAACCAGATCGACTGGTATCAGGCATTCGCGTACGAGCTGATGATGTGGCTGGAGTTGACCGGCCGGTGTTACATCTGGATGACCAACTCGGCTGTTCCGTCGCGGAACGGGCGAGGGTACATCCCGGCCGAGATGCACATCGTGCCGACCACCTGGATTGAGCCGTACGTCGACAAACCCGGCATGCCCCAGACCGGTTGGGTGATCACGCCTGAGGGGGATTACACCCGCAGGGAAATTGTCGCGCTCGAGGATGTGGAGTTCCTGCGGTACAAGTCCCCGCTCTCGAAATGGGACGGCTTCTCGCCATTGCAGGGCGGATCGCGGTGGACCGAAAATGCCGAGTCGATCGAGATGTCCCGCCAGATGCAATTCCGCAACGGCGGCAACCCTGATGTGCTGGTCGAGCTGGACGGCGAGGTCCACAGCAACCCGAGCCGCGAAGTGATCGACCGGGTCAAGGAAATGGTCATGCAGCGGACCAGCGGTCTGCGGCGGACCGGCGAGCCCCTGATCAGCCCACCCGGGATGAAGTACTCGAAGTGGAGCAACACCCCCCGGGAGATGGACTACGAGACGTCCGCGACCCAGGCCCGGGACGCGGTGTTGGCTCTGCGTGGGACTCCCAAGGTGTTGTTCGGCATCACCGAGGACGTCAACCGCGCCAGCATCGAGGGGGCGAACATCATCGCGGGGCAGAACCTCGACCCGAAGGCGGCCTACATTGCGGGGTTCTTTCATGAGCGGATTCTGTCGCGGTTCGGGCAGGGGTTCTGCATGTGGTTCGATTCGGCGGTGCCGAAGGACGCGGCTGAAAAGCGAGCCGAGCAACAGTTTCAGTTTGCGTGCGGGGCGCTCTCGCCGGATGAGATTCGCATCGCGGCGGGGATGGAGCCGTTCGAAAGTCCGGCATCCCAGTCCGGCTACCTCCCGAGCGGCCTGATGCCACTCGACCCCGAGGCGATGCCTGAGCCGCCGCCCGATGAGCCCGGGGCCGACACCGGGGAAGACCCGCCCGAGGATCCTGAGGACACCGAGGACACTGACCCCCAGGAGGATGCGTGATCGCTCTCCGCAGCATCCGCCAGCGTGCTCAGGCCAAGGCTGTGGCCGACCGGCACGCCCTGTTCCTGCGGCAGCATGCCCGGCAGGAACGCCGGGTCCAGATCGACATGCAGCGGTGGCGGGCCCCAATCCTCGACCGCATCGCGACAACGCTCGAGAACTGGCCGAACAGCAACCCGGTGGCGGGCCTGGTATGGCAGCCGACTGCCGAGGATGAGCGGTCATTCCGGGCGATGATCCGCCGGGCTCTGGTCCGGATGCAACTGGCGGGGGCGTCCCTCGAATCGCAGTACCTCGACACGGCTCTGGGGCGGGACCAGTCCAAGCAATCGTGGCGCCAGCTTCAGGGGCGGTTTCGCTCCGAGCGGCAGATTGCCCCGGTGACCCCCGTTGGCAACGAGCTGGACCCGGACGACATCTACATCGAGTTCAGCCCCGAGATGCGGACGGCCGTTGACACCTGGACCTCCGCGCGGGAGGTGGGTCTCTGGCAGAAGATCCAGTCGGGGACCTCGCGGGCCTTGTCCAAGGCGATCTCCACCGGACTTGCCGAGGGATTGTCGATCGATGACCTGATGAAGGCGGTCATGGCAGAGATCACCGAATACGACAAGGTGCAGGCCCGCCGCGTGGCCCGCACTGAGGCGACTGGGGCGATGAATCACGGTGCCTACCTGGAGCAGGTGGATGCCGAGGTCCCGTTCCGCGAGTGGCTGCGAACGATCGATCTGAGAACCCGCGGATTCAATCCCGACAAAAAAGAGAAGTTCAACCACTACAACGCAAATCAGGTTGTGCCCGCCACAGAGCCGTTTGTGGTCAGCGGCGAGCGGATGAACTACCCCGGGGACACGACGTTCGGGGCCAGTGCCGG